TTTTGCCTCGGTGCGACGACGATCCGTAGATCCTTCAGGTCTGCGACTTCGAACCTTGGCAAGTAATCGACTTTGAACGTATCGCCATCGATCGCGGAATTGGTTTCCGGATCGACGACTGCGGCGGCTGCGAGCGCTTCGACAACGTCGGCGAGTAGTTGACGAATCGGGCTCATTGCTGCTTCGTGTGGATCCGCATTAGGTGGTCTCCATTACCTGAGAACCGCCAGACTGGGTCGCCTGGTACGGATCGTACGATAAAGGTCTTGCCATCGTCGACAATTCGGTCGTCGTCCTCTGGGTCACCATCAAAAGGCCATTCGGTCTTGGCTACTAGGTAGTCTCGACTGACGGTCCGATGGATGATGCCTTCGGTGTCTGAGGCTTCGAAGGGAGTCGATCCCCGCGTGGCCTTGATTGGTTTCTGGATCTTTCGTTTGATGTACAGGACATCAACCGCAGTGTGTTTGGTCATCGAATCGGCAAGGTGAGCGGTCCCAGTCTCAAGCATCCCCATGGGCTATTCCTTTGGGGCCTTGGGTGGCTTGGGTGGAACCAGCACGAACACTTTGACCGACGTCTGGGCGGCTGCGTCCTTGAGTCTCTGGACTGCCTCATCGCCCATGGCTTTGAGGAATTCCTTGGCCCAACTGACGGAAGCTTTCCCAGGTTGCAAGGCGAGAGTGAACCCGCTTCGCGTGATTTTCGTTTTGCCGGACTTGCGAAGCTCGGCTTCGAGTTGTTCTTCTATCTGGCCTTGCCGATCCTTGATGGTCGTGAGTTCTCGCTGCATGGCGGATCGCCTTGCTTCGAGATCAGACCATTCTTTAAGATCGGCTTCTTTGATGGCCATGGTGGTTGGTTAGACTGCGGCTCGGTTCAGGTCGATGTCCACCGTCAGTGCTCCGTCCGCACCAGCGGCAGCGGTGCGACCGAGCAGGATGTTTCCTGCATCAGCAGCGCCCGACGCCTTGGCGGTGACGAGCTGCGTCGCAGTGGCGATCTGGACTCGGGCTCCAGCAGCGAGCACGGTGCCCGATGCCTTGTCGCAAGTCACGATTCCAACGACGCGAGCGTTGCCAACCTTGCCGGACTTCACGCCGGCGAGGCCTTCGACGATCCCGGCCAGGCCGTCAGCGGTCTGTACGATGGCGCCGTTGGCAGTGTCAGCACTGGCGGTGAATCGGCGGAAGTCGGTTTCTTGCTTGAAAGTTGCCATGGTTTCTTTTGTGTGAAGAGGGGAGTGTGGTTACTCAGGACTTAGCTCTGGGAGCGACTTGCTCGTCGAGCGGGTTTGGTCGGCTTAGGTGGCGCTTCGACCACGACAGGCTGCTCGGCTGGTTGCTCCGATGGCTGCTCGTCCTGCGGTTCGTCCGATTCGTCCGATTCGTCTTGGTCTGGATCTTCGCTAGGAGGATCAGACTCGACAGGCTCTTGGGATGCCTTGGAAGGCTTGGACGATTTAACCTCTACGCCCCAGCCTCGCTGGATGATCGACTCGGCACTGATGGCCGTGCCGTTGGTTTCGATCTCGCCTTCGAGCGTCTTGCCGTCAAAAACTACAGGCTGGAAAAGTTTGATTCGCATTGGTTTAATCGAGAGTTGAGGGAGGTAAACAACGGCAGAGCCGAAACTCTGCCGAAAGGAATCGATGACTAGCCCATGGTCGGGCCACTAAGACTAGGCCGCGAAGCGTTGCATCGCTCGGAAGTCGAGCGCGTTGACTCCGATGTAGTGCTTCACATCGATGACCACACCGAACTCACCACCGGTCAGGGTCTCGGTTCGGACCACAGGAACTCGGCCAGCACCTTGGAGGTAGTTGACTTCGATCGTGCGTCCGTCCTTGGAAATGCCGTAGTACGTGGTGTCCGAACCGGCGATCGCTTGCTCGGTGACTGGGTGAACCAATCCATTCGAGAACCGAGCGTCGGTCACAGGGGTGATGCCATACTTCTTGATCGGGTTGAGCTCACCGGACCCGCTGTCGTTCGACAAATTGGCCGAGTAGCAAAGTTGGATCGCCAAGTCCATCAGATCAGGAGGCACAACCAAGTGCGTCATCTTGAGGTTGAGCGTAGCGTCGCCGTCTTTGACCTTGAGCAAACGTGCGATCATTTCACTCAGGGTCGCACGAGCCAGGGCCTTACCCGTCGCGGCGTTCCCGTCGGTGCTGTTGAACAAATTGCGAGCGGTCTGCGCGAGGGTCGGGTTGCTCATGAGCAAGGCGGCGACGAGGTCAGGACGCAGACGTCCAGCAGCGCGGCCGAAATCTTGCGGCGTGTCTTTGAGCTTCTGGAAGTTGTCGCCGAACATGTCCGCTTCGTCGATCTTCAATTGCTCGCTGAATCGTCCGACTTGAGCCTTTTCAGTCAACACACGGCGGTTGCCATGGCTGGCTTTTCCACCGACTGGGTGGTGCTTCAAATTCGGAGCGGCTTGCATCCGGTTGTTGTTGTGCTCCTCAAGGTCAGGACGCTCGCTTTCGCTGCAAATCCCTTGCGAGAAGTCATCGACCTCGGCGTAGCTTTCGAGCATCTTCGCACCGAGGGTCGCACCGAACAGAACGGCGACAGTCCCCGAGGAAAAGGACGCTTGGACCATGTCGATCCGGTTGGACGGGACATCGATCCCGCGAGCTTGGAGACCGAGCTTACAGGTCTCCACAAGGGTCAAGTCTCGGTACTGATGGGCAAGGTCGCTGGTGCGTGCGCGGATTGGGTCGTTTGCACCGGCTTGCAGCCATCCAGGAAGCTTGGCTCGGACATCGCGATTCTCAAAACTGGACGAATCGAGCCGCATGCCAGCACGCAACATGACTCCACCCTGGATTGCTCCGAGGTCGATCGACGTTTGGCTAGCTCGCGAGTGGATCGCGGGGCCTCGTGGGCGAGAGTCCCGGGAGGCTTCGAGATCTTGATGGCGTCGAGCAAGCAGCTCGGTCTGATCGCCGGTAAGGCCGTTCTCGATGGCGTGGGCCGCCAGGTCGACGTTCTTGCCACCGACCATGACGGTTGGATTGCCGAACTTGGCACAAAGCGAAGTGACATCGCCGACTCGCTTGGTCTCAGCGGCCATCTGCGATCGGTAGGCGGTCAGATCCAAGGTGCTACCAGCGGTCAGATCGGGCGAGGCGGAAGAAGCAGCAGCGGTCGCAGGCTTGGCCATGTGTGGCTCCATTGGTTTGTTGGGGTCGGCGGCAGAAGCGTCAGGAGGTTGCGAACCCGCACCAGCGTCCGTGCTGGCAGGGTCCGCAGAGGATTCGAGGCTCTCGGCGTAGGAGACTTGCAGGGCGGCTTTGGCCTCGGGCGAAAGAGTTGCAGGATCGAGTCCAAGAGAGGTGCAATAGTCTTCAAAGGTCTTCATGTTTGATGTGGCCGAAGCGGCAATAGAGACAGAGGATTCTGGGTCTCCTGGAATCGTTACCAAGGAGACTTCTTTGAGTTGCGATCGCTTGACGACGAGAACAGGACCATCGAAAGTGCGTCCGTTGCACTGGAGGGTCTGGCCCTGCGGAATCGTGGAGTAAGTGAGGATTTTCACGCCGACCGATGGTCGCCAAGGAAATCCGTTTCTCGCTCCCGAGACAATCTCCTGCTGATCGACGGAGGGGACCGAGAACACTCCGGTGACGGAGAGTTTGGTCCCATCGTTAGCCACAGCAGTCAGATGGCCGACAGGCCTGGATTCGTCGTGGTCTCGATGCACTGGTCCGACCGGTGCGTCGAGGCCTGCTAAGTCAATCACCACCGGACCATTCCACTGGATTGCAAGCTTTGGGTGCATGACACCCCCGGTATAGGCAATCCCACTAAAACTGGGCAGCGCGTCAGGGGTGTTTGGATCTGCGGCTTGCAAGGCGATGGAGTCGCCACTGGTGCGCAGCTCAAGGGGTGCCTTGGCTGATGCGACAATGACGTTGGCGTCTTGTCGCTTGCGTTTCGTGGTGGCCCGGATCGATTTGCTCATGGGGACGAGACTACCACTCGCCCCCGAAAAACCGTCCAACAAGAGTTACAAATCAGCCTTCGCCCAGTCCGAGTCAGGAATGATCGTATAACTGGTCATCGCGACTTTCTCGGAGTTGCCGATCCATTTTGAAGCGGTCGCCAGTCCGAAGGCGGTGATCAGTTCCGTCTCTCGAGTGGCTCGCATCGAATGCCACGGCACCGGCCATGGATCGATTCCTGCCTTGCGGACAACCTCGAGGAATCGCTGTGTGATCCCCGAGTGCGAGAGGCTTGCGATCGTCGGCAGCAGTTCGACGCCTAGTGCTGGGAGCTCGGCAGCGATCTCACGGAAAAGCGGGATCTCTCGGACCATCCCTCGCTTGGTGTCTGTGATCTTGATCCGTTTTAGGGCCCGGTCGATCGATGCTTGCGTGAAGTCGCGAATCTCGCTGGAAATCCGCAGGCCTCCGAATCGAGACAGCACGATGACCAGCCGCAGCTCGGGATCGTCGCAGGCCTGGAGGACTCGCTCGATGGTCTCCACCGAAACGAATCTCTTTTCTCGCACCGAGACCGTGGTCTTGAGACGCTTGGCCGGATTGGCAACGATCCACCGATTGTCCTCGCACCAACGAAAGAAGGCCTTCCAGTCCTTGGCGATCTTGCCCCGGGTGGACGCCCCTTGCTCGAGCGCATCATAGACGGTGGCGATTTCCTCGGGAGACACGCCATCGATTCGCCGATCACCGCAGGCATCAGACAGCCAGGCCAGGGAGCGACCAACCGATTCGGCAGTCGATGTTGCCAGCAGATCTCGCTTGGCGTTGAGATACTCGTCGATCGCAGTGCGGACGGTGCGGATGGATCCGGTGATGCAAGTAAGCTTCGACTTGATTTCCTGGTCGAGCCGATCGAGCCACAGTGCTGTTTGCCTGGGGATCGGTAGATCTGCGGTCTGGGCGGCGATGATCTCGTCCACGTGTCGCTGAATGGCGACCGCTTCGGGCTCGGTGATGCGTCCGAGCCAGATGGAGCGACGTCCGGCAGCGGTGTAGACTCGGAGGCGATAGCCTTGCCGGGTCTTGGCCTCGTGCGTCAGCGAGCTCACGCTGGTTGCTCTTCGTACTCGGACACAAGATTGTTGATCGTGCTTTCCTTGAGTCCAAGCGACCCCAGGAACACTCTCGCTCGAGACGTCGTCCAGATTCCTTCCTCGATTTTACCGAGGGTATCCTCGATCGCTCGCCAGTTGCGGGTGAGCTGCAAACGAGACATGTTCGCGAACTCGCCGGTAGGAGCGGGTTGGCTCGCATCCGGCTCTGCAGCGCCCGTACCTTGGGCAGCAGCTCCAGGCACACCAGACGCACTTGGAGCACCAGGTGCAGCGCCTGCAGGAGCGGGGGGAGTGTCAGGATTCACCCAGCCTTCCTCGATAAGTTGCTGCGCGTGAGCCTCGGGGTCGAGGTTTTGTTCGATCAAGTACTGTTGACGAGTTTTGAGGCCGGCTCGGATCAGTTCGATGTTGACGTCTGCGATTTCCGCAGGATTCACATCTCGCTGTGGTGGCCATCGCCAAACCTTGGGAATCTCATCGGTCGGTTCGATCGCTGGCAAGTAGCCGTCCATAAGCAAGGCTTCATCGAGCCACCAACCGAAGATCCGGTCGAGTGCTTCGACTTCCCATTGCGAACGCTCGATTGCGTTGGATTCGTGGTAGGTCTGATGGTCTAGGCGTCCCGAGGAATAGTTGTATCCGGACGAATCCGCGAGGACCTTGTTCTTTGGCATGTGGACCGATCGAGCAATTTCGCCGAGTACTGCATTGCGAAACTCGGTGTAAGTTGTCACTGGTTGCTTTGGATCGAACTGGACCATTTCCCAGCCTTTGGGCAGGCTTGTCATCAGTCCTCGATCGATCTGCACGAAGTCAAACGGGTCGATGTCGTCAATCCCGTCGGACGCAGAGTCAAAGGCATT